GTACGAAATTAAATTTGATAATATGTGGGACACATTCGAAACAGTGTGTAAAGAGTATCATATTGCTCATAAATTGGCAGGGCTTGAGCGAGACGAAGAGCTACAACGCTTGTTTGACGAGGAATAAAAATGCACGACGCACTTATGGAACATTGGAATACTAGAGATACTTGCCCCAACTGCGGAGAGTATCTAGTCGGAGATGGATATAGTAATGGGGATCCTGTACGATGCCCCGAAGCCTTAGAGGAGGACTGGTGGTACAGCGAACCAGACAGCGGACCGTGGTATTGCCACTACGATCCTGATGAGTAATTATGACAGATAATGTAAACAAACCACCCCACTATACTGCACATCCAAGCGGTGTAGAGTGTATACAGATAACAGAGCACATGAACTTCTGCCTGGGAAATGCTCTCAAGTATATCTGGAGAGCTGGACTCAAACAGAATGAAGTAGAAGATTTAAAAAAGGCAGTATGGTATCTAAACAGAGAAATCGAAAGGATAGAGAATGGTAAAGAAGAAAGACTACGAGAACCTGTCGCCCGAAAACATACAGAAAGTAATAAACCTTTTGAATCCGAGCGACGGCTCCAAACCTATAACCAAAAAAGACGCTTGTTCGATATTGAACATTTCGTACAATACGGCGAGACTCTCTAGTATTATTGATGAATACCACGGACAGAAAGAGTATGTACAATTACGAAAATCTCAAAATCGAGGCAAGCCCGCATCCTCTATGGAAATTTCGGAAGCAATTCGAGATTACTTATCAGGGGATACAGTTTCAACCATCGCCAAGTCTTTATATCGTTCCCCAGGTTTTGTCAAGTCCATTATTGAACGTGTTGGAGTTCCCTCTCGACCGACTTCAAAAGAAGAACGAAGAGAAGTAGGGTATCTACCAGAAGAGTGTGTAGCAGAAGAATTTGCGCCAGGTGAAATTGTATGGTCTGCTCGGCATCACGCCCCTGCAGAGATTCGCTACGAGCTTTCAGTAGCTTACCAAGCGGAAAAAGCAGGGTTTGAAGATACAAATTATGAAAAGAAGTATGGAACCAAATGTTATAATATTTGGGTGAGAGAACCTTTTGATGGTGATAAAGAGTTCTGGATCTCAGGTATTGACAGCGGAGGATTTTATGCATCTGCTCTTGCTTATGATTTAGGCTCATTAAAGCATTTAGAAAAACATGGAGTTGACTTAAGTCGAATTTAATTATGTATACTATATTAAGAAACGATGTCTGTAAAACACATCCTAACCATAAAAGAGTCTATCTTATAGGGGCAACTAATCCTTACTGCGACCAGAATATACCGGAAGATCCAATGGTATATACAAAAATAGGATTAAGTCAAAACCCTATAGAAAGACTGCCTCAATTAGAAAGCTCTTATATTAAAAGGAAAGAAGTAAAATTTGAAAATTCTACAATGATGTGGAAACCTCAAAATTTTACTTTGATGGGGTACACTAATCCTATACCATTCGCAGCCTCGGTAGAAACAATGGCTCAAAAAATGTTGGTAGACTTATATAAAGATATAGAAGCTTTAGATATTAGTATAAAAGGTCTTAAAGACTGGTTTAGGCCTACTAATACTTATCATGCTGCTTTTTGTATATTTGAAGCAATAAAACAGTGTTACGAAGATTCTGGACTTAAAAAAGTACCTACTATAAAATGGACTATTCCTACAAAATTTCCTCACGCAGGCAATTCTATTATTACTATAAAAGATGAGTATTTGCATTATTTGAACAACTTTAAAAAAAGAAATATTGATTTAACTTATTTTATGTATAATTCTTCGCATGAAGGACCTTGGGACTGGTTTTCTTTTAATGCTTGGCTAAAACAAAAAAATATTAGTATGGAAACAAGGAGGAGATATTTAGACGGGGTAACAAGATTTCAACTGGCAGTTGAAAACTCTCCACGAGTTAAAAAACATTATTTTTATTTTGAAGATAGCATAGCACAAGAGGGTGTTAGAATATACAACGAAGAATTTTTAAATGATACTGAATTTCTAAGGCAGTATGAAATTCTTTCAATTCCTATGACCGTTAACTAAAAATAATTCTTGACAACTTCCTTATATTGAAGTATAATATATTTTCAAAATTGAGGAAAGCTATGTCTGACCGATTTTATATACAACAACTTAATCGTCTGGGCGTTTGCCCAGGCTCCACTAACAAAAAGAGGAAAAGAAGAATGGCATGGGACGACGATAAGAAAGCTCAAGCGGTAGCAATGTACGAAGAGCAAGATCCTACTCCAGAAACTAGCATGGAGATCGTCAAAGCAATCGCAGAGGAACTCGAAGAGTCTCCTAACGGCGTTCGTATGATTTTGACCAAGGCGGGTGTTTATGTAAAAAAGACTCCCGCTACTGGTGGTCGCACCTCGGCGAACGGTACTAGTGGCGGCAGTCGCGTATCAAAGCAAGCGGCACAAGACGCTCTGGTTGCAGCACTGAGTGATGCTGGTCAAGAAGTTGACGAAGATGTTATTTCAAAGCTGACTGGCAAAGCAGCTCAATACTTTGCTGGTGTTATCGGTAACGTAGCCGCTAACTAAATAGATTTACTTTATAACCACTTCCTTTCGGGGAAGTGGTTTTCTGCTATCTAAAGAAAGAACCTTTGAGTTCAGCAATGTAAAAAATTTTACTGACCTGCTACCAAAGGAGTATTTGTGAAAAAAGAAGAACTAGCAGACATTGTAAATGAGTATGGTGACGCAATTATTACTTATAGGAGTGAGAACTCAAACAAACTAAAGTATAATGTATGTACCCTGGATTTTTCCACACCATACATAAAAGAGAAGAAAAATAGAGCTAAAGAGTCTAACGAAACACTTTTATTATTTTGTTGGGACACAGACTCTTATCGCCTATTAAAACCTGCCAATGTTACTAGTGTAGTACCATTGTCCTCAGTTTTACAGAATGAGGGATAGGTATGCAACTACATGAGGCACCCGAACTCTATGAAAGAGTTATCCACTATGACGAAGAAAAAGAAGTACAAGTTCGTCTTATAATTAGTACATTTCGAGGAGTAGAATATCTACACCTAAGAAAGTACTATATGGATTTTAATGAAGAATGGAAGCCTACTCCTGAAGGAGTCGCTATGCCTCTTGATTTTAATAACTCCAGGGAATTATTTGTAGGGTTAACAGAAATACTTTCCTTAGCAGAAAGTAAAGAAATTATTGAAGAACAGTTTCAAGACCTTTTAAATAACCTGTACTTAAAATAGTTCTTGACATTATCTTAAAACTTTAGTATAATATCTTTTCAATTTTGGGAGATACTATGCGTGAATTTCTTGAAAAAGCGAGTCTAGCTTACTACTCTGGCTTTCCGATTATTTCGGACGAAGAGTTTGATAGTCTTGCTGCAAAGTATTCATACACAGATGTAGGCCATACCATCACTGATGGTGTTCCTCATATGTATCGTATGTACTCTTTGCAAAAGTTTTTCAACCTTAATGATGCCCCTACTGGGGACTATCTTATTACTCCAAAGTTGGATGGAGCCGCCGTTTCTTTGCTTTATGTAAATAAGCAGTTGGCTCTAGCTTTGACACGAGGGGACGGTAATATCGGCCGAGATATTACTGACAAACTTGCTATGTTAGTTCCTAAGACTATTTCCCTTCGAGGAGAAGTCTTTATTACTGGCGAAGTGGTTTGCCCTTCGACTGTTCCCAATGCTCGTAATGTGGCATCGGGGTCGTTAAACCTCAAAGACCCACAAGAGTTCGCAGCTCGCGCTGAGAATCTTGTCTTTGTTGCTTACGACATCCAAAAGGGCGGTCTTGACTATGACTCGTATTCAACCGCATTAAAAGCGTTGGCCGATCAGGGATTCAATGCTGTTAATACCTTCGACGCTACTAACTATCCCCAAGATGGCTTAGTATATCGTATTGACAACATGAAAACCTTTAAAAAGATGGGATATACGGCTCACCACCCTCGCGGCGCTTTTGCTCTCAAAGAGCAGAAGGAGGGAGTACATACAGAATTGCTCGATGTTGTGTGGCAAGTTGGCAAGTCAGGCGTAGTCAGCCCAGTTGCTATTCTAAGTCCAGTCGAAGTGGAGGGCGCTCTTGTGAGTAGGGCAACTCTACACAATATCGAGTACATTCGCAGCCTGGAGCTAGAGATAGGCTGTACTGTGGAGGTTATTCGTAGTGGGGAAATTATCCCTCGAATTGTTCGTCGAGTAGACCAGAAGAAAAATAGTTCTTGACTTTTACCTCAACTTTTCGTATAATATACTTTCACTTTTCGGAGTAGTCTATGTTTGCAGAAATTTTACCCCCTACGGAGTGTCCTTCGTGTCGCTCTGTTCTCGAGTGGGTAAATGACCAGCTTTTTTGTCGCAACGGCACCTGTCCTGCACAAAATAGTAAAGCTGTCGAGCACTTTGCCAAAACTATAAAAATAAAAGGTCTTGGCCCTGCCGCTATTTCCAAACTAGACTTAACGTGTCCGTCAGAAATTTATTCTTTCAATGAGGATGAATTGGCGGATGCTTTAGGCTCCGAGAAAGTGGCTTTAAAGCTCTACGCGGAGATTCAGAACTCTATTTCTGCTCCGCTAGAGCTTTTATTACCTGCCTTTGGTATTCCATTAATTGGAAACACGGCAACACGGAAGCTGTCTGAGACTGTAAAAACTATACATGAAATAGATGCAGACACTTGTCATCGTGCCGGTTTGGGCCCAAAGGCCACAGATAATTTAGTACACTGGATGAGAATGGAAGCTCCTTACTTCTTTGAGACTATGCCTAAGTTTTCTTGGACATTCTCAGACTCTAAGCCAGCTACGAGTAAGGGCTTTGTATGCATTAGTGGACGTTTGAAGAGTTTCAAAACGAAAGCTGATGCTACAACAGCACTGAATGAAGCGGGTTATGAAGTAAAGTCTAGTTTAACTAAACAAGTAACTCACCTCATAAATGAGGGCGGACAGGAATCCGCAAAAACCAAACAGGCCAGAGAAACTGGCGTAATAATTGTAACAAACCTAAGTGAATTTCTAGGAGAACACTAATATGGCACTTCCTAAGTGGACTGATGAGCGCACTGCTCAACTGACAGCTTTCGTCGGCGGCGAAAGTCCTGTCTCTCAAGATACTGTTGCAGAAGCAGCAGAAGAGCTTGAGACTTCTACCCGTTCTGTTTCTAGCAAGCTCCGTAAAATGGGCTATGAAGTAGAACTGGCTTCTTCTCGATCTAACCGCGCTTTTAGTGCAGATCAAGAAGCAACTCTCGCAGCTTTTGTCTCTGACAATAGCGGTGAGTACACCTATGCTCAAATCGCTGAGCATTTCGAAGGCGGAGCTTTCTCCGCTAAGTCTATCCAAGGCAAGATTTTGTCTATGGAACTGACCGATCATGTCAAGCCTGCTCCCAAGGTTGAGACTGTTCGTACCTATTCTCCTGAAGAGGAGTCTAAGTTTATCTCTATGGTAAATGATGGTGCGTTTGTTGAAGCTATTGCAGAAGCTCTTGATCGCTCTGTAAACTCTGTTCGTGGTAAGGCTCTCAGCCTGCTTCGTTCAGGTGAAATCGACGCTATTCCTCGACAAGAGCACACCAAAGGTGGGGCTAAGGAAGATCCCTTGGCTGACCTCGGTGATGTGTCTGGAATGACTGTTGAAGAGATCGCGGAAGCAATCGGCAAGACTGCTCGCGGTGTCAAGACTATGCTGACTCGTCGTGGCCTTTCAGCCGCTGACTATGACGGCGCTTCAAAAAAAGAAAAGGCCGCTAGCTAAGTAGACTTTCTTTTCAGCAACCGTAGCGGGTGCGTTACGGTTGCTTTTTTGTGTATTCGGGGAATAAATTGAACATTGCTTCTGCATTAATCAAACAGATTATTATGCTTCAGGATTCTGATACCTGGAGTTATTTGCGTAAGCATTATTTACCTACCGAATACCACACCATCTTTAGTATTATTGATGGACATTCCCAGAAGTATCATACTGTTCCTTCTTTTGAGGATCTAAAGTTTGAGATTCGGGATAGTGCTACGCAAGAAAAACTTCTTGCTATCGAAGCACTGGAAGTTGAAGCAGAACCTTCTATGCTGCTTCAATACCTCAAGAATGAGTACACTCAAAAAGAGATATTGTACTCACTCGAAAAGTATATCGACAACTCCATATCTTTTGAAGATGCGGAAGAGTCGGTATCTCATCTGCATCAGATTGTTCTAGATATAGAAGATAAAGTTGAACTAGAGCAGCCCCAGGAAAGTATGCAACGTATTTCCCTGTTCCCAGCAGATGAGGAATTGGACAAGTACCTGCCCCTCGGTATGAACTCCGCATTCGACGAAGAATTCAAGTTTTCTCCCCGAGACTTGATTCTTGTCGGGGGTCGCCGCGGGTCAGGGAAATCCATTACTTGCTGTAACATTGCAAATACAGTGTATGAAAGTGGAAAGTCTGCCATCTATTTCACAATCGAAATGGATAGCCGTGAAATTTTACAAAGATGTTGCGCGATTGCTACCGGAGTCTCACACGATAAAATTCGTAAACGTAACCTTAGTGTTACAGAGTGGGAGCTAGTAGCAGCTTGGTGGGCGAATCGTTTTGTCGATGCCGACGAAAAACTGAAAGAGTATCACGATCATCGA